GATCCTAGAACTCTTCTATCTAATGCTAAAGTCATAACAAATGATTATGTTGAAAATACACAAGGCGTATGGAATCTTATTAATGTATATGGCTATGTAGAGGGTTTAGCTTTAAACTGTCCCGTATCTCCCGCTGGCGGTATTGGAGGTACGACGGATGATAATGCACCCGGCTTCTTTGCCAATGAAAGAGGCATGGTATGGAATGACGTGAAATGCGCTTTACATACCTTAATTTCTAGTACGAATCAAACATTAGCTGATAATCTTTATGGTAGATATTGCAGAGATGCTAGGCTTGTTGGGGTTGGCCCCCAGACAGGTAAAACTGGATACGGTATAATAAAACAGGACGGAAGTATTACGGATGCCAATTATGTGGGACTGCCTGGTGATCCTAATTATGTGGGACTGCCTGGTGATCCTAATATTAATGTTCATGCTTACCTCTTAGATTTAACAGAAATTCCATTCGCGCCCTTACATTATAGAGTTCAAGGCCCAACTGCAAGTCTTGCTGATTTGATATCTGAAGTTTGCACAGCGGCAGGTTGTGATTATTATCTTGAATTATTACCTGCCAAGGTTGCTGGCAAAGTTGAAAAAATTATTAAGGTTCGTGTTGCAGACAGAACCCAGCAGCCAGAGACCATTTTTGTAGACGCTTATGTTGCTGCTAGAAAAGCAGACAATTCTATTATTAGCTATACAGAGGGGGAAGAATTAAGAAGTGAGCATACTTCTACGTTTATAGCTGGCGGTAAGATTAGAGATCCTTTTTCTGTTGGTGCTGGTGATATTTTGCCGTTCTGGGGTTTCAATGCAGACGGAACTTTGCAGGCTGCTACTATTTCTGGAGATTGGTATATAGTTACTATGGACTTCTTAAAAGTCAGTGGTAGTTTAACTAATCCAATTTCTCAATTCGTTGCAGTTCATGAGCTTGAAATGCGAGCGGCTTTAGGTAGCTTTGATACATTTAGAGAGGTCTGCACTGTAAGAGGTGGTCCTCTCGGCACTTGGCTTGATGGTATTGAGCAATATTCAGAAGTTGATTGGTCAACCATATCAGATGTTATTACTAATAACAATAAATTAGGTCCAGAAGCTGCTATTGGTTGGGATACCAAAGGTAGGTCTATTGAAGATGCCGCTGCCAAAGATGCTAAGATAGTTTATGAATTCGTTAGAACTTTTGCTTCAAATTTTTACGGTAGACAATTTTTAGTAAATGCTAGCAATGTTGTATGTTTTGCTAGAGATACATCAACTCCTAATTTTTCAAACAATTATAAATTCAATTATGAACCTTCTACTGAAGGCTGCTGGGTAAGAGATGCGCAAAACGGATTGCCTATTGGTAGTACCTCATTGCTTCATAATACATCAGAGTCAGATATATTTAGAGACGCGCAAGGAAAATATTCTGCTTACCTTCAATTTGGTTCAACAGCATATAAACTTAGTAAAGCCGGTTCTTTGGTGATTGGTTCTACAAAAACAATGAATTCAGAGAATATAAGTTCTTTGGGTGGAAAGGTTTGGGTTAAAGCCGATGTAAATGCAAACTGGATCAGAGGGACCAATCTTGTTCCAAGCGCTTCTACTACAAGTTTTTTGGTAACTATTGACGCTCCTTATATGGCTCATAAAACCGAAGATTTGGGCTTGACAGACGAGCAGGCAGGTTTTGATATTATAAATGAAGTTGCCGCTTTAAGTCTCACCTCTGCCGATCTAACCAATCAAAATAATTTTTATACTTCTGATTTGGATTTAGCTGCTCCAACACCAGCTTTGATGCCAGAAGCTGGGATGTGTCCTATCTTAAACAATACCGAGACTTATGGCCCTTGGGGTGTGGCCGGTTTGCCAGGCTCGGTGCTTCCCAAAAGTTTTGATGATTCCTATGTTCCTTGGGAATTTGGAAGCGATACATTCATGAATCTAGCCGCCGCTGAAGAAGCGGGTACTTCAGCAACTAATATGAGAAAGGGAGAAAGGGGTGCGATTTCAGTTGCAGGATTCCCGAATCTTCCTTTAGGCGCAGAACTTTTTTCTGCTGATGCTGCTTCTGTGCCTAAAGCTATGGGCGCTCAAAAATATCTAGATACAAGAGTATTGGATGTGGCTGAATGTCATCCTTTTAATACAATTAGTTATTATTATTGTGATATGAATGCATGGACTGGAGAGTTTGGTCCTAATGTTACTAGTATCAATGTTACAGTAGGCGCAAACGGGTTTACTACTTCTTATGAATTTAGCACTTATGTTCCTAGATTTGGTAATTTACAAAAAGAAAATGCTGAAAGATTAAAGCGCGTTGGGCAGCAAAATCTTGCTAATCAAAGACAATTAAGAGCGTTCCAGAAATTATTGAAAAATTCTAATATTGGCATTGCTACATTTGCAGGGAATAGTGCGAATGGCGGTGGCGGTGCTGGCGGTGGCAGTAATACAACTCTGGGTGTTAAAGAAACTCAGAACAATAGAGCCGACAAAAGGCAAATGGGTTTATTGGCTGGTAAATACAACGCTAATGAAAACAAAGCTTTAGTACAAGGTGGTAGTTACGACGACATGAAGACTAGTATTCCCAACGATACCACTTGGGATTCTACTGCGATATCTAGTCCTGACGCATTTTACCTTCCTTCTTCTAAACAAGGTGCTGGTGGACTGCCTCAAATGGTGTCGTCACCCTCAGAAACAAATTGCGATTCTAAATACAGCAGGTCTTCAAACCCTCCGTTTGCTGAATATGATCCGATCAATGTTAATGTTAATTACCTAGATCCATACTCTATTGGAACTAGCACTATAGTAACAGACAGAGATGACGGTGGCGGTAGCGGGCATACTATTATGGTTGCAAGTCGTGCTGGCGGCGCTCCTAATACTGCGATTGATACAGAATCACAGGCTGAATCTGACGATGTAAAGTTTTTATCAATGAGAGGTCCAATACTATTAAAGTCTTGGGGTTATGATATAAACAATAAACCCATACCTAATGCAGGAGATACTTTATCTAGTGCAAAAGCCGGAACATTTAGCGATAGCAATCTCTCAGATAAATTCTTAGATAATTTTCTTGCCGAGCCTGCCGCTTGGCCTATGGCTCCTATTGATTTTAGATTTGATAGAGAGCGAAGAGTCTGGACTATGCCCCAGCCTCCTAGAATGGTGATAGGCGACGTTCCAGGCTGTGATGAGGAGAATATTAATGATATAACAATTGAAAATGATAATAAAGGCGGCGTACAAGATTCTGCTGGTAGTAATGTCGCTGCTCCTACTATCGGTACTGGATATTGGCCTTGGGATATCCAAATGCCTTCGGGTATTGGCAAACTTCCTATATACTTTGATGAAATAGACTGCAAGCATTACATAATTCCTACAAATAGACTTGATCACGCAGAAGGAACCCCTGACGACCCTACCAATTTGACAAGCTTAACACAAGATTTAAAGACTTTAATATTTGATACTACAGGCAGAAATAATGGTCAAGGCCAACCTAATACTGGCGTTTGCGAAGGCGGTGCTAATGACGGAGGGAATCCTTTAAGATTTGTACTTACACCATACACAGATGCGTGTAATAACAAGCAACTATTTGTACAAATTACTGGTGAATTTACTGGTGGCGGCCCCGGCATCAACATTAACATCGGTGCTAGTGAGGGTATATGTTTTACGGAGCCTGGTTCGGAAGTAGCCTACGGTCCTATAGATACAATTAATTTTTCTGGTCCTGCTATTCGTGGTACTCAGTCGGTTGAATGTGAGCTTGATATAGAATCCAATGGCGGTTTTTATATACAACAGCTTCCAGGCTGTTCAGAAAGTTCAAGCGAACAGGCTACGAATCAGGGTCAAACTTTTATCAATGAATTAGTTATTGGCACTGGATTGTCCACAACTATATCAGGATATGTCACAGCTTCAGGACAGAACCAGCCGGGCGATCCATGTATCCAAATGCTCTCATTGGATTTTGAAATAGATAGTGAAAATTTGTGTGGTCCTGACCCCGTTGCGTACGAAGACGGCCTTATGGGTGTACCAGAAAGTTACAATGGTACAACACCTCCAACAAGAGCTTATGGTCTAACTTTTGGTTCTGGATTTTTATACCAGACTGTGCCGGATAGTGGCGCTAATCCGTTGTGTAGCAACAGAGTTGATCTTATGCTGATCGGATCGGGTACTAACTGGTCAACCGAATGGATTGATAAGTGTGAGAATAACAACTTAGGTAATCAAGGGGGCCAGCCTGCCGCTAAAATATTTACTAGAATTAACTTTATTGGAGATTTAAGCGTAAGAGATCCTGGGGACTGCGTTATAGAAGTTAGTGGTTTTAGTAGAAATATTGAAATATTACCTACCGGAAACAACGACCCTGTTTGTATTTTAAATACTGGACCTGCTTGGTCTAGTGGAGATAGTAACGCAACTTATCAAGGCTCGTATTGTAGCCCTAACGCCGATGGCGAACCTGTTAGAATAGACAGATTGATAGGTGGTAGAGGTATTGGTATAACAGCGGGCTGTGATCTTTGTGAAGTTATTATATATCAGGATGTTTGTTACAATGGCTCGCCAACTGTGGGAGACTGTGTTAATGAAGAAAGTTGGGGTTGGGTTGACAATATTACTTTCAATAAAACTGATTTCTACCTAACGGGTGGGGACGCAGTAGCTTGTGTGCCGGGCAAACGTAAGAATTGCGACCCAGATCACTGGAGAGAGGTCCAAGTCGCACTTCAAATACATACAACGGATGAAGAAACGCATTGGTATATTGGAGAAATAACATGTACTCAAGATACTTTTTGTAAAAATGCCACTTGTACCGTAACTGCCCCTGCAATAGTATCGCTAGTGTGTGAATGTTATGAATTTAAGATTTCTCCAAACTGTAGCGAAAGCCCAAGCCATTGGTTCTGGACACAAAAACCAATTAAATGTTATAGTTGTGCTAGATGTACAGGGGCTGGTTGTGATTGTGAAACAACAACTACGCAAGTTCCTCCAGCTACCAGCACCGGACCTCCATAAAGGAATTTATATGAAATTGACAATAGGAATGGCGCACCACGAGGACTATCATGGTGCTATATTTAGCATACAAGCTATTAGGACCAGTAAATTTTATCAGGAAAACAAAGATAAAATTGAATTTATCATAGTTGATAACTCTACAGGATCAAAGCATTCAGAAGCTTTAAAAACTTTTGTTGAGAATTCTAAAGAAAATATCAATCTTATACCTTTCAGCGAATCAACCGGAACTACTCAGACTAGAGAGTTGATTTTCAAAGAGGCTTCTGGTGATGCTGTTATATGTATGGACTGCCATGTAGTTTTCCAAGAAGGCGCTATAGAAAAACTATTTAATTTCTATAAAGAAAATCCAGATACAAAAAATTTATATTCAGGCCCGCTTCTTGGAGACAACAATGAAGTACAGGCTACGCAGTTTAATTTACAATGGCGCGGGCAAATGTGGGGTATTTGGGGAATGGCAAGAGAATGCCTAGACTGCGGTCATAAATTTTCTTTCATAGGATCAAATGAATGGGGAAATGACAGTTGGGGTTCTAAAACTACTAATACCCATTTATATCCACAAAAAGATATGTATTTAAACATGTCATCTTTTCAAAAACAATTGAATGGAAAATGCGAAAGGTGTGGATCAGAGTTAAAAAAATCTAAAAACAATATTTCTGTTATAAGTGAAAATTCTGAACCTTTTCAAATCCCAGCGAATGGACTTGGTGTATTTAGTTGTATGAAACATGCTTGGCTAGGATTTAATGAAAATTTTAAAGAATTCGGCGGGGAAGAGGGATATATCCACATAAAGTATGCTAAAGCTGGATACAAAACTATCTGTTTACCATACTTACGCTGGTGGCATAGATTTGGAAGACCGGATGGTGTAAAATATTTGAGATCATTAGATAGTAAGCTAAAGAATTATATTTTTGGATTTCAAGAACTTGGCTTAAATTTAGAATCTATTAGGTTTCATTTTATGGACCAATTAGAAATGATAGATCAAGAAAGATGGGATTACTTAGTTTTACAATGCGAGGAAATGCCAGAACATTTTGCTATGTTGATGGATGCGCCTAGAGAAGCTTACGAAAGAATTAGAACAAAAAATGCAGATGGAACTACCACAGAAACAGTAAGATTTAAAAACATCCCAAAGGGTGTTAGAACAAAAACTATGAAAGTCATATAAAGGAAGATTAATGAGTAACGAACAGCAAGAGATGAAAAAAGAATTAGATCAAGTAATCCACGACTTGAAACACAAAGAGGGTGTTGATCTATCTAACTATGCTAACAAAGATCCAGAAGGATTGGGTGATAGCTTAGAAAGAGTCTTTGCTAAGTTTGGAATTACTGAGGATAGAATCAGTAAATATATGGGCATTGGCGGCTGTGGTTGTCAAGAAAGAAAGAAATTCTTGAATAAGATTTTCCCTTATCGCAAGAAAAAAGAAGATTAAGCAAAGAACAATTTATTTTCCTTGTTTAAGTCATTTAGAATATCAAACTCTTTGTTAGGCTCGTGTATTTTGCCTCTAACTTCATTGTCTGCATAATGATGGATTTCACGAGACCACCAGTCAAATCCTATAATACTTACCGATTTAAAGTGTTGTAGGAAGAAAAATATAGCGATTATCCCGCTACTAGGATATTCAAGCGGTATTTCCTTGTATATATCTTTACTTATTTTTGTTGTAGATTTTCTAACAGATTTAAGGTCTTGGAATAGCTTGCACTTTTCTTCGCTTGGCTCCCAAGAATGACAGATAACATCTTTGAATTTATGAATATCTGATATATGTTTTCTATTAACAGTAAACCAGACATCTGTTTTAGACCCCACATGCTTCTCGTAGCCTCTAATTTTAAAACTATTGAATCTTACAACGGTTTTAAAACTATCAATTAATTTGCCAAATTCCCCGTCTAATAGGGAGCTACCATTTCCTACTATAATGATATCTTTATTCATCTTTTAATTTAAGAATTAATGCATCGGTTCTATAATGGAAGTCTTTTTCATGTTTTAGTATGGAGAAGTTCTCATTGATAAATTCCCAGAACTCATTATAATCAATTGATCCATGCCCCTCGCTGACTCTATCTATAACATCTGTTCCTAACAAGCATTTACCACTAGGTTTTAAATAAGACACTATATTCTCTAATATAGCCTTCCAATCATATGTGTGGTCTAGAACATTCCAGCATTGCACATAGTCACATTTGCCAGCCAATTCATCTACCATAATTTCTGCTGGTTGTGAATAAAGATATTTTTTATTTTCCCAGTGGGGTTTCATTGCCTCAATTTTCAAATAATCATCCAGCAACGGGTCTAAATGATGAGATTCAACTCGTAAAAACCAATCTAAAGCTGGACGAGAACCACATCCTAAATCAAGCAAAACTTGATCTTCTTCAAAATGATATTTACCCATGCCTCCAAATTGATGCATGACCTTGGTCCACTGCTCGTCCCAAGTTTCTTCATTCCATCTCATGTTCCTGCTTTGATGATATCTTAATTCAAAATTTTGGTGGATACTTTGCCATAATGTTTCATTGTAATCTTTATTTTCTTCTGGCTTCAATACAAACCAAGAAGGATATGGTTTTTCTTTTGTGGTATAAAGAGTTAGATTATGTTTTTCTACAAACTCGTCTACATGTTGAACTGTAAGCGGGAATTGGGGTGAGTAATCATGGCCTCCAAAGATACCGCCCTTTTTTACTTTTGTCCACCAATCGTGGATTGTTTTTCCATTATTTTGCCCTGTATGAGCATACCCATCTATATAAATAAAATCAAAATATTCATCTTCAAACATGGGAAGAGCTTCGTCAAAACTTTTCTTTATTATGACGCTTCGCTCACGATATTTTCGCAATTTTGAAATCGTTGCTTTATGCTCAGAGTCGTCATGACCCCTGTCTCCATTCCACCAATCTATGGAATATAATTTCTTGCAGCGAGACCTATCTAAAATAGACGCAGAGTAGTCGCCCTTTTGGACTCCTAGTTCTGCGCCTATGCCTGAAAAATATTGAGCTAAAGAGGTTCTATTTTGAAACATTATAGGTAAACCATCCGTCATTTGGCAACCAGCCATTGTGCGAATCTGCGTACTCTTTTTCTTTCGCACGCTGCTCTTTTTGAGCTTCTGACAAATGATCCCATCTCTTTTTAGGATAGACCATAGAGCCATCTTCGGTGGAACTATACACAAGCTTTGCTCTACAGTCAAAGTCTTGGCATACAATCTCCATCCATTTGCTCTTTTTAGCGGCTGCTCTAACGACAAATTTTATGTTCTTATTCTTGCATTTTCCACAGCAGTCTACTGCCAGCACTTCTTGAACTCTAGCGACTTGTTTAAAAAGTTCTGGCTCTGTATCAGCGGTAACTTCAAATGAAAGATTACTACTACCTTTAATGATTGCCTTTATAGACATGATTTACCTTTCTAGCTAAAAAACTTCGCACCTTCCTTATGACCTTTAAACTCATCAGGAGTGCCTTCTCTTTGATAGGAAGACAATGTATTAATCATCATTCTTCCCTGCACGTTAGTTATTTCTTTTAATGTTTTTACTTTTTTATTGCTAGACTTGACGAACTTTTCAACGTCAACATCCATTCTCTTTGCAAGTGTTTTGATTGCTGCAATTTGTTGGTCGTTAATACTTTCGTTACTGTCCACAACGTCCTCTTCTGTATTTGAGAGTTCTTCAGCAGTTACTACACGAATCTTCAATGCTCGTCTAAGAGCTTTACCTTCCGCTCTAGTGCATACTGTAGATACTAAGTGTTGGTTAAATGGGTATGGCAACTTGTCACCAAGCACATCAACACAAGCACTAACTTTAATCGTATTGCCGTTATACTTTGCAATTACCAAAGTGTGTTTTGCTGAAGTCCTACCGTTAACGCCTTTTGGCACTTCTAACAATTCTGTATCTGATTCAATAATCTCACCAAAGATTTTTTCAGTTACTCTCCTAAGACCATCAGTGGTTGGATTGCCCTGACTCAATTCATGATCTGCTAATTGGTCAATTACATAATCAACCCACTCAGGATCTGTTTGTCTAGGGACGACTTGCCCTGTTGATTCTTCTACTGGCTGGTCTTCAACGATTTCGTCAACAAAACTTTCAATAGTATCTTTACTCATATCTCAAAATACCTCGCATTCTTACTAGGAAATTTAGTTTCTAATTGGTGAAGGATATCTAGAATCTGTTCTTTTACGGTTCTTAAATATCTTTGCGACATCCTCTTGTTCAATTTTACTCTGATTAATGCCATACCAGAGGATAAAATCAATCCATTTTTGGATAAATCTGCCGCTTGTCTTTTCATCAGCTTTTCTTGCCCGTAAACTGGCTCAAAATGCACAGGCCCATCTACTTCTATTGCAGTCCTGCAAGAAGGAATATACAAATCAATGTGAAATTTCTCATTTTTAAGGACTTGCTCTCTGTGTCTCCACACTTTATATCCTTGTCGCGTTAAAAATTCAAATAATTCACCCTCCATTTTTGAACCCTCTCTAGAGGCTTTCTGGATCGCGTCAACGCTCTTTTTAAAAAATTCGTCTTTCTCCCTGTCTGTTTTTTTATCCCACGATTCTCGGCCTATCTGAGACCTGTATTCGCGTTCCTCGTCAGAAAGATCATCCCATATTTTACCTTGGCTTTCGCTGATCTTTATTTTTGTCTCTTCAGACCTCTTCTTGCCCTGTGTTGGGTGTTCACTTCTGCCTGATGAAATAGCAACTTTTTGAGCTTGTGACTTATCTCTAGACTTTATTCCAAGTTTAGCGGCGTCTCTTCTCACTTTATTGCTATATGTATCTAGGATACTAGCTATCTCTTTCCAGCTTTTGCTCTCCTTGAGATAATGTTTATTGTAGAATGCCAATCTTTTATTATCTGATTGAGAAAAGAATGATTTCGTATTCATAGTATCGCTCTTTCTAATTCTTCCGCATCCCAATTTATTATTGTATGCTCAGGTTCTTTGAATGCTTTTTTGATTATGTCATAATGATTAGAGCCTCTTGCTATTATCTTTAATTCTGGATGGTGCATGACACGTCTTAATTGATTAAAACGAAGGTTGTTGATATTCATCCAATCTATATTCTGCAAGTACAAATATTTTTCTTTTGCAAGAAGGCTATTGTTTACCATTTGCGCATTGATCAAAGTGGTTCCTATCAAGACCCCTCTGTGTTCAAAAGCAGATGCTGACTGTAATATTGAAAATTTATTCTTAACAGGCATAGCTACAATACTATCTGTAAATAAGTAACAACTATGCTTCCTAGACAATTGGTTTAAGCATTTAAACACGTCATAAGTAATAGGGTCGTTATTTACGTTTTCCAGAATTACACCTATCATATTCCCAACCCCTCCTTTACTTTATTTGCAAATGCGATATGCGTATTCTCAACACCAAAATCTTCGTTCGCTATCTGTATGTCTCCAGCAATTACTTTATCGCACATTTCCTTTAGCTCTGTAAAATTATTAAAGATAAATTTTGTATTGTTATTTGAATTACTTCCTAAGCACATGGGAATTTTTTTATTCATCAATGTATTGAAGTACCATTCATTGTCAAATGCTATCAAGCCTTTGCATGATTTTATTGCGTGTTTTACATAAATAATAAGGGCTAGAGAAAGCATTCCCAAATATTTTTACATTATAGTTGCTACATATAGTGTTAATCCATCCATTAATATTCTTATCTTGCATTACTGGGCTGGAGAATATAAGAAAATCACATAAAAACTGACTGTTGCGTTCCCCGTTGCTAAATAGGGTTGGATCTGCCAAATAATCTAAATAATATTTTTCATTTTGATTAATCAAACTTATTTTAAAATCTATATGTTCATATTGTACTGGTTCTTTATCTTCTATCAAAACAAATTTTGTATTTGGAGATTCTGCTTTGCAGTAAACTAAATGTTGCTCTGCTATATCATCAGGGGTGAAGAATACAACATCTGGAGCCACTTCCTTTAATACTTTAAATATCGGAGCGTTAGAGTCCCAATATAGGAATTGTGCTGAGTTATTAATTATTGATGACAAAGCCTGTGCCATTCCAACAATTCTTGGATTTGGTGATCTAGTCACACAAATTTTCATATTATATCTCCTATAGAGTTTAAATCCTTAGAGTTGTCTATATCAATACATTTACAAGCGGGATTTTGTACACACTTAAATTTACCGCCATCATCTATGATTTTATTTATTGCTTCAAAACCAAACATCTTGTAATTGTTTTCATTCCAACATACGCGCTTTAGCATATCTAATTCTCTTCCTTTAAAGAAAGCTATTTGGCCCCACTTGCTGGGGAGATCGTACATCATATTTTCTAGCATTCCTTTATTGTTTGCGATGCAACCTATTTCGTTGGTTTTCATGATCCCGTTTCCTATCAGGACAGAGGAATTATTATAATCCATACTATTTATACAGTGATGATTAAATATCAAATCTCCGTATACAATCAGAACATCTTGTGTTGAAGCCCTGAGTCCCATTCCGATAGATCTTACCACATTGGTTCTATCATATTTTTCGTTTTCTATTTTTATTATGTCGTCTGGGGTTTGATTCATTAATAAGTCAGATTGAAATCCAGAAACTAAAATGATTCTAGCTTCAGGTAAATATTTTTTAAATAGTCTTAGTTGATTATCAATAATCGTTAAGTTTTTCTTGATATTTATTAGTGGTTTTGGGCCATAGGATTTCATCCTTTTTCCTAGACCTGCGGCAGGTATTATAATATCAATTGACGTTTGTTGATCAATTGATTTAATATATCTAAGCGACATTTATAATGCATCCTATCTCTGCAACATGTTGAAATCTATACCTCTTGCTTATTATAAATTTCATTGCCTCTTCCATATCCATGTCTTCTATAAATTCAAATAATTCTTTTCTTGTATAAAATGGCACTTTCGGTATTGAATCCCCATACGTATAATGCTGTATAAAGGCTTCGTTTTCAGAATTTTGTCTATGCATTAAAGCATCTGTATATACAAACCCTATAGAAGGATCTTCAAATATTCGTGACAACTGATCTCTTGTCCATTCATTAATAGCTGGATGATTTGCCAGTTCATAATGAACAAAAACAATTTTTTCAGTAAGATCTAATTTTTTAAGCTTGGACATATATCAGTGGCCTCAAATAAAAATTTGTGAAAATTGTCTTCATATCTCTCTAGCTTCTTTTCTAAATCAATAAAGAAACTATTACCTCCGTGTTTTTTGTGTGCGGTCTTATTAACTATCATACCGTTTATTTCGTCAATTGGTTTTGCAAATCCTATTTGAAGCATCTTAATAAAGATAGCATTGTTCAAATCTTCACTAAACGATTTTGGTATAGGAAACCCTGCCTGAAAACAAGCATAAAATGGATATGGATATCTGTTTGTTGAATCCATAACAAAATCAATAGCCGTCCTATAGTCTGTACTTTCGTCATACATATTTTTAAGACTGAACTTGTGGAATTCTGATCCTTGCAGAAGCTCTAAAAGTTCTGATGGTTTGATATTATTGTCTGGGTCTTTAGTGTATTCATTATACGAATAATTAACGAAAGTAACATAATTGGGTTGTGATTTTTGATCCTTGATATAGTTAATCGTTTTCTTCACTTCTCTCATTGTCATTTTCGGTTCAATGAATATAACTAATTGGTATGGTACTTTAGTTTGCGCATTAACAATTTCCTCCCAAGAATCTGGAGGGAACTGCTCCATGATTTCTTCGTTTCTGTGGAACATGCATAGTCTTCCATCAATCAGCTTAAACTCATTGTCATGTTCATCATGAGCTTCGTGTATTGTGATATTGGCCGCTTCGTATTGCTCTAGCTTTCCTAGTCTACAGCCTGTTTGGATTTTTTTCTTTCCATCCATAACATTCTCTGCAAATACGCATGTTTTACAAACAGTATGGATTTGGCTGATGGTCAACTCTTCTTCTTTGCTCATGGTCTAATAGCCTCAATAAAATATCTTGAACTTGGTTTCATTCCGGCGAATTTAATTTTCCAATTATTTTCCATAAAATATTTTTTAAAGTCAATCAATGAATTCAGTCTTTTGTTTGCAAGAAAAAGCTCATTCAAATCAGATAGTTTAATTTCTCCTGCACCGACTTTCCTACACAAAGAAACTCCGTCTATCCCTAATATAGATAGCTTACCGCCCTGTGTTAGTTTTTGACAAACCTTCATAAACAAGTCTTTATCTTCGGAAGTCTCAAAGACCCTAGAAACAGAAATTTCATCAAAGAAATGATCAGGAGCCATCAACAGTTCTTGTTCTGTCATGTCGTTTTGGTTTACTTTGTTTTGAACTAAATTAATAGATTTATTGATCATTATATTCCTCTTTGATAAAAACTATTTGATAGATATCTTAGTATATTTTCCCATTTATTTTTGAACTGCTCGTGTGAGTTCTTTTTTAATACATAGTCTCTGGCTCTAGGAGCAATTTTCATTCTATCTTCCATTGCCAAAATTTCTTGTAAGAAAGTGGGTGAATTAACACTGTTCACTTCTTTGACCATATAGCACAATTCTTTTTGATAATAATCTGACATATCAATACTATCAAAAGCAAAGACAGGTATTTCAGAAGCCATGCAATCTATCATTAAACATGAAGGGGACATAAACAAATGACAGTACACAGCAGCCTCAGCGGGATCATGAGTGAACCTATTATCAAGATGTATACCTAGTTCTCCTACAAATTCTTGAGGGATCGCTTTGTCTATCAATATTTTGTTTGCGTCTGGTTTTCTGTTTATTAATTTATATGGTAGATCAATAGTCGCATTGAGTTTTTGGTTTGTAGCTCTCCATGACTCTGTAATAAAATCTGATGATCCTACAGCGACATTTCCGAATCTTCTATCTAAAACCGCTGGATCTTCAATATTTAAATTCGCTTTTAATGGTATTTGATGTTTTAGATTTCTAGAAGCCATGTCAATATTAGCCATTGGTACATGATAGTCATGATTTATATGCAGAGCGCCATCAAAAGCATTCATTCTGTTAAAACAAATTACAAGATCTACATATTTTATTGGAAGATCATCAAGATAGAGATAATACTTAATGTTTTCAAATGAAATTGGTCTGTCCCACTGTTGGCTTTGTCCGGTGAGTTGTTGAACTATATAAAAATTATGATTGGGGAAAGCAAGCGCGAGCCTTTCAACATAATCAGATTGTGCATCATTTACTACAATGATAGATAGATTGTCATCTTGCTTTCTGGTAGCTGATCTGATGATATTTTCAGTTAAATACATAGAAGTTCTTTCGCTCTTTGATTTGAATTTTGATTAATTTCTACTTGCTCTCTGCTTTCTTCTTCAACGGCTTGCAGCATAAGAGATTTTAGATGTTCAATACTGGGGACTCTCCAAGACCCTGTATACAGCCCCTTGATAGGTCTTGATTCATATAGGCATGTTTCGTCATGCGACTTAATCAAGTATTTATAATCATCTTTAAACAATGAGTAGCAAGTATCCAGAACTATCGGAGTTGATTTTAAATTAATCGCTTTCAATATATTCTGACTAATTCTACAATTATACGATGCGTCTATAAAATAATCTGACTGCATATGCACATGGTTCATGAGCCTTTGATTATTAATTGGGCATACCGCTATCGGGGCATAGTAGGAAGCTTCGGCATAAATACCCAATCTCCTCTTTATATGTACTATAAGTTCTTCTACCGTTTGCGCAGTCTCTGGAGACACACATAATGCCAACATAACATTGTCGTCAATACTAAACGCAGAAAGGTAGGCACTGATTATTTCATCAAGACCTGATTTTTTATCTAACGAGGCTTGGCAGTAGAATTTTGTGCCATCAATATCAAATGGGAATGTTTCAACTTCATAATCTTCTAGAACTGGAGGCGCGCTAAAGTTAAAAATAGGCGTTGTTACTTTTGATTTTTCAAGCAGTTCTTTTTCATATTCTGAGAATACTACCACCTTATCAAACACATTTATATGATCCACCCAATCTGTATTGTCTATTTCGCAATCCAGACTTAGAACTATAATGTTTTCTTTAAAGTTTCCGTTGTAGTTCAAGTAAGAAGGAATGCCATGTTGGATTAAAACATCTTTCTGGTCAGAGTGTAGTTTTTTATTTTCATATTCTGAAAACTCTTCCATGTTTACATATTCATAATCTTGATTGAACCAAACTGGTTTGATGTGCAAATTAATATCTTGTTGTGCTAGCAGATTGACAAGCGCTCTGCTAGTAAATCCCCATTCATCATTTTGCCTATATGGACCTATGTACAAAACATTTTTCATGATCTTTTCAGTCTCCTGTGGGCTTCTACTACAAATGGTTGAGGGCTAATTTGTTGATCTCCGGACCTTACAGCGTCAAAGAACACTCTTCTTTCTGCTACAGGTCTAGTCTCTTTGTACAGCGACTCTTGATTATACTGTCCCATTAGTCCAAAGTCAACTTTGCTTCCAAAATTTAAATGTTTGATATCATTCATCATTTGATAATTTGCTACTCTGCTTTCGTCTTGAAGCAATGCTAAAGCGATCCATTCTGCAAATTGTCTGTTGTCCATTCCTTGTGGTGCGTCTTCCGGCAAATTTCTTAAAAGTCTGGGATGATTCCAATCAAGCTTTTTGCCAAGCTCAACATTATCTATCGCTTGCTCCCAAGACTTACATGCATTATCCCAAGTATATTTTTCTATGCATTTCTGTCTTGTCTCAAGTCTTTTGTCGTTAAATTGTTGCAGGCTTAGTTTTGAGTGCTTGTTTAAGATTTCTACCAAAGCATCATTGTTTGAAAAGGACCGATCTGCGTTTGTTTCAATTTCTCTTTGTAGATTTGGAGGTATAGGATACCCGTTTACAGTTTTTACTACATCCTCCATAGCGCTATAATTAATAGAAGCTAAAGGCACTCCGCACGCAGCGGCTTCCACTTGAGGCATTCCAAAACCTTCGCAAATCGCATATTGAACATATATGTCCATAAGGTTATAAATATCTTTCAGGTCTGTTCGCTCAACGCCCTGCGTCACGCCAGGCATGACGGCTGATAGACCGTTACAATGATTACACTTAGTAATCGCATCTCTGTAGTGGTCAATAAAAAACTTTTTACAGTTTCTACAAACATATGTAACCAATAACCTAGAACCTAAATCAAATTCATGCATTAAGTCTGTTATGTTCCAGCCTGACTTTTCTGGATAACTCGTGTGTATGTACAAATAAGAATCTAATGGTGATTGTTCTGAGAATTCTTTGAAAGCTTTCATAAGCTCTGGAAACATTTTGCGTTTCTGATTTCTCATGATTGTTCCCACCACAAAGCTGTTTTCTGGGATTCCATATTTCTTTTTATGCTCGTTCTTATTTGGCACAATATCAAAGAGGGAAGGGTTCGTGCCAGGCGGTGCAATTCCAACAGGACATACTCTTCCTTGTGTTTGATCGCTAAGAGTTCTTATTCCATATTCAGAGTATGCCAAAAGAGTATCGCACTTACTAAAATAATTATAAACCCATTGAAGTTTTTGCGGGGCGCTATCTACTGTCGGCATCCAGATCCAATGAAAAAATGGCAAGAACGGACTGTCTGCTATATAAGCATCCATCCACGGGTCTCTCCAGCATATCACAACATCTGGTTTAAAATCAAGACACGCATGTTCAAATCTAGCCATACCCCATTGAACATTTGGGTTCTCATATCCTTTTTGGTATTCGGTTTCTCCTTTCATGGGTACAACACCGTACATCAACCAAGGAGTATCTTGGAACTCTTCTGGTCTTCCATAACATACCAATTGTGCTATTTCATACTTCCCAGTAGCATATAATCTAGGAATAATCTCTTTTGCATATGTACCAAATCCAGAAGCTAGTTTGTGTGATTCGGTTACAAATAAAATTCGTTTTTTTCTATTGGTTTTTTGCATGGTCTTCTTTTAATCTCTTGATTAGTTTATAGAATCTATTTTTAATTACTGATGATCTTTCGTTTAGTATAATACAAATTTCCCTTAGCTTGTATCCTTCACATCGCAATTCTATTAATAGACGTTCTTCTTCTGTAAGGTCAGAAGGTAGAGACTCCCATATTTGTTCTTTGTTTTGAACTGTTGGAGCAGGAATATTATTAATTGAAGTAGATTTCTTCTTATTTTTTATTTCTTTTATAATTGACCAGCGGATTGGTCGCCATGCATATGTAGAGATTTTACAATCTTTTTCTGTGTCGTATTTTTTTAATGCCTTCCACAACCCAATTCTTCCGGCATCAATTAAGTCCTGTCTTTCAGTATGATTTTTAGGTTTGAATGAGTTGACTATGGATATAACTAAACCCATATTCTCCTCAATTAGTTCATCCATCATTACCAATATCCTTATTATATTATATACATCGTTCTAGTTTTTGGATTTTTTTTATCAAAAAACTTCCACGTTTTTTATCTCTTTCGCCTTTAAACAAAAATATTTTATCTATGGCTAATTTATCTTTGTATCTTTTATAATCATCAGCAAATATGGTAGCACTATCTAAAGCTGACGAACCGTCTCCAATCTTTAGAAATGCCATAACCTGACCCTTATTTTGACCTCCTCTGATCTTCCATTCTCTAATGTCATCAACTTTCGCGGCGATAGAAATAATCTTGCTATCAAATCCTTTGACGTATTCTCTACACGTACAGTTCGCGTTTCCAAGGTCATATTCGTCAACATCGTGGCAAGTAATTTCAATACCTAAAAGATCTCTCTCCTGCTTGGCTCTCCAAGAAGGAAAGTCTACCAATTTGAATGGAGGGTTCTTCAAAGAAGTGATAGAGGACTCAAGCATTTCTATATGCTTCGCAGTATGAGCATGTTTCTTTGACGTTTTTACATGCTCAATCAAAGCCAGAATCCCTTCCTCTAGAGTATCAAATGAATTCTCGGATAGGAATATATGATGCTTGTTGCTGAACTGTTCGTATATAGAAAAGTCGTAAAGCATTTTGTTTCTATGCACTTTTAAATAATCTAAAGCTCCAGCCTTGATCATGTTAGTAAATGAATCTTTCTTAATAATTAATCCAAGACGCATTAAGAATTGATCCCAATTAAGCGTTGAAGGATCTATATTCTTTTCTTCTAACATTTTAACGATCTTGTCGTACACAGACTGGCCGACACTCTTAATATTTACTAGCCCAAAAGTGGGGTTGTTATTTATCAGTCTAAAATTAGAATTCATATTCAAGAAGTTAGGAGGAAGGACATCTATATCCATCGCCCTTGCATTATTTACCAAGTCTGATATTTCTAGAAATGGCTTCGGCTTGCCATCAGAATGCATCAAGTAGGATGTAAAAAATTCTCTGGGGAAATGCGCTTTCGCATATGCTGTCTGATATCCGTTCATAGCATAGCTAATAGAGTGGGATTTGTTGAAAGAATACTTTTGAGACTTCTCAATCCAAGAGAAAATTTCTTCTGCATCTTTCTTAGTAACTTCGCCAAGAGCCTCTGCTCCGTCAAGGAACTCCTGCTTAACTTGAGCCATAAGCTCTACCTTCTTTTTACCGATAGCCTTTCTTAGTGCATCTGCTTGCTGTAATGTGAAACCCGCAACCTTCTGAGCTATTTGCATAGCCTGTTCTTGATACACTAAAATCCCTTGCGTGCTTTCTAGGATTTCTTTTAGAAGCGGGTGAAAGTATACAACTTCGTCCCTACCGGCTTTACGGTCAATATAGTGCTGGGTAAGAGACTTTCCATCTACTATAGCATCACCACAACCCGGACGAATGATAGCAATCAAGTCAGAAAGTTCTTCAACACTTTTAGGTTTTACTTCTCTAGCCTTACTTTGTCCTAGCTGAGATTCTAGTTGGAAAACACCTTTGGTATTTCCTTCGCAAATCATGTCCCATGTAGCAGTACACTCAAGAGGTAATGCTTCAACATTAGGATTGAAGATAGGAAATCCTTCTTCGTTTTCTTCAAATTTACAACCACATGGATATTCAATCATTTAAAATTCCCAAGCCTCTAAAGTATGTTTGAATGGATTACCTTCAATGTTTTTAACCAAGTCTAGCATTTCTTGTGCTATTTCTCTGATCTCTAATTGTGCATGTTCGCTATTTCTTAGTTTTTGGAAGTTTGCGAAACTACGCATGTTAAACATAACGTCTGCCTGTATCTGTGAGTTGTACGTCTTGAAGAATCGTGCCGACTCTTTTGCTCGCTTGCGCCCCAGCGTCGGCGTCAAATCTTCAATACATTGATGATAAAGGCTGTTCCCTATAGAAGTATACTCTGAAAGTATATCAACCCATTTATGTTCTTCAGAAGTTTTGAATCTGGTTTCTGAATTATAGGTTGATCTTCCTACCTTGGTATCGCCCCAGTCTTCTGGCAGGTAATACTTATCTTCTTTTAGTTCTTTGTATCGTGCTGACTCAGCATTTAAAGAGCTAATACGGTGCTTGAGCAGGTGTATATGGCTAGCAATATCAGTATCCACGAGAAAATGAACCATGCCCTTTTCAAATGGTGTTTCATGCCCCTCTTTCCATAACATATTAATTAATTTACTAATTCTTGCCCTTTTTTCTTCAGTCAAATTACGACTGGTGCTAGTCCATGCGGAGCAGGCAATAACTTCATCGCTCCCGTAATATCCTAATAATTCTACTGTGTTTTTCATATATCTCCGTCCTCTATAAAAAATGTACGGTTTTTAATGAGAACCGCACGAAACTCAATACCTTATGGTAAGATTTCACAAACAACAGCGTGCGCGACGATATATACGTCCACATCTGGTTCTTCTACTTCTATAACAAACTGATCCGTTGTGGCAGTAAGGTTTTCATGCGTGTTTCCGAACTGACCAGGTGCCGCTGTACGAATGTTTTCATGTCCGACATACAAATGTGTTTCAGTCATCACATATCCTTCAAACATAACATAAGTAACAACTACTTGTGTGCCGTTGTAAAAATAGTAAAGATCTCCTACATGAGTTCCTTTACTAATATCATTTTGTCCAGCGCCAGCATAAATAGGCGTGGAATAAACCATATCATTAGAATGGTCAGGGCAAGAACTAACTGGACCAATCTGCCATCCCCATCGCTCAGTCAAAGGCATCCACGGACAAGCTGGGTCTGGAAGCTCATTCAATTGAGTTTCGCCAAATGCAAATGCTGTTTCACATTCTCCCAATACTGGAGGTTCTGGACTACACGTCAAAGTAAAGGTTCCAAACATAGCCCAGCTACCTTTGTCTACAATTCGTTCCCCTTCAGCCCATCCAGTTTCGGTTTGCACTACTTCTCCATCAACAACCCGCGACAATGCAGCGTGAGCAGCAAACAATACTTGCTGGTCTGCCTCACAAATCATTTCTTTAGTTAGGCCCAAATCTGACAAAGGAACACATATTTTCTCATGAAGCCGAGGCCGAGCGGTACGCCCATAAGGGAAAAGCCCAATTTTGGGATTCCCATTTTTAGCTGCGGGCATATCTCCAATACTTAGACCAACCCAAAGATGTGTCTCATTGATACGCCATCCATCGTACACCTTGTACAGAAAGCATACATCATCGCCTTCCATACTAACACAAACTTCACCGGCAACAATATTTTGACCAGCAATCAAGTCAAAACAAACAACACCGCTTTCATCTTCTGTCTGTACTGTAACAATTTCAGCATAAGCAGAAGTAGAAAGAAACAAAAGGGCGAACGCCCAACACAAAAAGTTTTTCATCATTTATCCTTTTTAGAAAAGTTAAGAAAAGTTTTTTTAAATAAAATCCACAATGCGCTTTTCAAAGGATTTCTATAGCGGACATCGCCATTTTTATTTACGTATAATCCAAAATGTTTCAAAGAGCAACTTTCACAAAATCTTTCGTTACATATTCTACATCTATATGTATTAGATTCTGTTAGTTCTTTTTGGCATTCTGTACATAACATTATACTTCTACATTTGCAAAACTATTCTTAAATTTTGAGACTGACGCTTGTTTTCTGTGAAATTTCAAGAATCTTGTGATAATCGCTGCTTCTTCATAAACATCTGTTAATGCGTCATGAGCTACACCTCCTTCGTTCTTGATACCAAAAAACTTTCTCCAAGTATCCATCTTATAATCATATGGTTCTTCCAAACTCTCAAACCACCAGAACAGATTATCCATAGCGTCAAGCTTATTGACAGAAGAGAATGGGAGTTTAGTTTTATGTTTTTCTGACAGCCGTTTGGCGATGGGAATGTCAAATCCTACAATGTTATATCCTGCTGGTATTGGCTCTGGAAACCACTGGCCAGGCTTCTTGTCAACCACATATTTACTACAATAAGTGCAGAAATTCTTCCAAGCAACCTTCTCGCTAACACCCTGTTTCCAACGAGAGATAATATCCTCATAAGATGTTTCATGAATTTGTGCGTGCCAGTTGATAGTTTTTTCTCTTTCTGGAGTGAAATAATCTTTTTTATTGATCCCTTCTGGCTTTATAGTAACATTGAAAGATTGGTCTTTTTTAACTTCCAAAGTCACAGGGTCAATTGGAACCGCAGCCAATTGGACTGGGTTGCAAGTATCTTGGTTTGGAGAATCAGTCTCAAAATCAAAGCATATAATCCATCTACTATTCTTCATTTTCAGGCTCCACAAATAATTCTTCAAACTTCATAGACCCGTTCATTTCTTTAATATGAGCTTCTGTTTCTCCCGCTTCTCTTTCTAGCATTTTATCAAAGCTTTTACACATATCGGACCAGCCTTCTTGTGATATAACAACCTTCTTGATAAACGGATATTTAAGAGAAAGCTGCACCATCTCTTCTCTGAAATTAAGCATGTTCTCCTCCTACTATATTAACTACGTCCATAACTTTATCTAATCCCCTAATTGCTAGACAGTCTAGCTTCAGAAGTCCAACCTCTTCACAGCTTGGTCCTTCAAACCCAGCCAAATAATGTTTTCTATCTTTGTCCATAACCATAGGGCATGAATCACTAATCGGATTATTTGAAATAACGATACCAGCAGCGTGCTTGCCAGCAGAAACTTTTGTGTGTTCAATTCTGATAGCTTGTTCAAATATCTTTGACATTCTACCTTCTAATTTTCCATCCTTGCCAATGTAGCACCACTGTTTTAATTTTTGTGGGGTGTTTTCCAAAGCCCATAAGATACTAGAGGAATATCCATATTCTTCTTCAATATCTTTTAATTCATCACTGACTTTGGCTTCGTCTTGTAGGCATTTAGTGATTGCTTTTTGTTCTGCAAAACTAATATTGCCTCTGGCACTCATAACTCTGGTAAGAGCAGCTTTGCCCTTTAGGGTTTGGAATGTAATGATTTGACCTACATTGTTTTCTCCATATCTATTTTTGATATATTCAATAGTCTCTTCTCTAGCAGCTTTAGGAATATCAAAGTCAATATCAGGCCAAGATATTTTGCCAGGCGCATTACGCCCTGCATTATAAAATCTTTCAAAGATCAAATTATATGGTATTGGATCTACTTGCGTGATACCCAATAGGTTTGACACCATACATCCTGCGGCTGAACCCCTACCTGGCCCCGTAATATACCCCTTATCTCTTACAAAATTCAAGATATCGTCAACGATAAGGAAGTAGCTAGAGAGACCAATAGACGTAAAGATATCAAGCTCTTTATTTACTCTAGATCCATATTCGTTGAATAGTTCTGTATGCTTTGGAATATCACCCATCTTGTTCTTCCAGCCGTCTCTGCAAAGCTTTCTAAGGTATTCTTCTGGAGATTGACCGTCTGGACATTTAAATTCTGGAGGCTGCGGTGGTTGCAAAATAGAATAGTCTTCGCACATGTCGCAGATTAAATTTGTGTTTGCAAGCTCTTCTTCTGTGTTGTGAGATTGCATTTCAGACAGGTCTGGTATGTGATAATTATCTGAATTAAAGAACGTATCAAGACCCTTTGTTTTTGTCCCATTGTTGATTGCTCTTTGGATTTCTCCGATGGTCTTTTTGTAAGCCATAGAAAGCAATACTCGCTGGTCGTCAGCATCTTCTTTTCTGCAATAATGAGCGTCAGCAGTAGCCACGCATGGGATATCAGCGGCTTTGGCGATTTGACGCAGACATTTTCCAACCATCCCTGCAAATTTATTGATGTTCTGATCCATCAACTGGATCTCAATAAAGAAATTACCTTTGCCAAATATATCTTGCAATGTTTTTGCAGTATGCACACCTTTCTTCATCCAATCTGGATCAAGCCTATCGTCTTCCGTAGATATTGCTTTTGCTAGATACGATCCTAGATGTCCGCTAAAAGATATTAGATTGCCTCTAGACGCCATCTTGTCTAGTATTTCAAGGTCAATTCTTGGCTTGTGATAAAAATGCTCTTCATGATTGGCTTGCGATACCAAGTTTAAAAGATTCTTCCAACCTTCTAAGTTTTTTGCAAGAACTACTTGATGGCTCATTTTCTTGGCGCTCTCTTTGTTCTTTTCAGTGGCATCGCCTTTGACAAGATAAAGTTCGCAGCCTAAGATTGGCTTGAGTCCTCTGGATTTCATTTCGCTAGAAAAGTCAACAGCACCAGACACGCTGCCGTGATCTGTTAAAGCACAAGCGCTTGATCCTATTTCTATAGTTCTTTCTGCAATTTGGCTGCATTTGCTTAGACCATCAAGCAAGCTGTATTCAGAATGTACATGTAGCGGAGTGTAGTTTCTCATTTTAACCTTGACTTAAATAATTCATGTAAACGTGAAATTGTGTCTGACGCTGCTGTTTGAAAGACACAAGGAAACAGTCCATGAATTATACAACAAAATCCACTAACCGTCATGGAAAATCCTACAAAAAAAGCAAATTTTAGATGCTGACAATAGCTCATATTATGATCTTTTAAATGTTTCATAGTGTTTTCAACTCCGATATTTTCATATTGTAGCAATCGCCCATCACTTTAAATTTATTGAAACCGTCTAGAGATCCCTTTTTTAAGAATCTAGCGTTCGCTAAGAAATCTTCTTTTTCGTAATATCCCAATATCCATGCTTTGCCAGTTAGCTCTTCCCATTCTTTATCTACGAATTGGATTCTAACAAATAAATATCTATCGCATTTTTGTTTAGTATTGTATGCATAGATGGAGCAATCGTATCTGGGTGACGGAGGAGACGTACATCTTTTTGTTTTAACGTCATATTTAAGACCATCAGCAATCAGATCATAATCGTAAGTGTTTGTGCTTTCAACACCTAGATAATCTCTTGCTATCTCTTCTCCTAGAAATCCTGCAAAATTACCATTGCCGCCAGTAATAGAATGGCGAATACGACCCATCTTCCTCGCCTTGTCCCAAGCCCTATGAACCCATTCGGGTTTGATTTCAATTTCTATCATTACCTGTTCCACGTATAATGTGGATTCCCTGAAAGATCATAATATGTATGTGTTGTTACTTTTGTCTCGGCATCTATATGAAGCATATATATGGGTTCACCATCTGCATTTGTGAATTTTACTGTAATATCTGATCCGATATGATTCAAATTCGGAGTGATATCTACTTTCTTTGTTAGTTTTTCAAGCGTGTCAGGGCCGACAAATGTTGTGTTCCTGAATTCAACCGAGCCGCCACCTTTATATGACAAATGATACGCGCTTTCGTTTGGAGATCCTTCGTTTACATATTCTATCGTTGTATCTTCAAACAAAATTGTACCAGTATTATAACCTTCAAAATTAATTAAGCAATCATTGAATACAAATTTATTTCCTTTTTGTGGACCTAAAGTATCGCCATTGATCCCATATGGTTTGAATACAGCAGCCCGTTTGCCTCCGATATGTTCTTTTATGTTAGCAACATCACTGTGCATCGCTTCAAAAGTATTGTTTGTTGCCGTACATGATAATGTATAAATTTGATCTTTGTGGGTGGATAGGCGATATGCGGAAGATTCACTCAAGCCCCTAACGGAAATAACATTATTGTCTATAACTAAATTGTGGGCTATCTTCTCTACTTGTATACCATAACAGCCTCCTAAAGTGTAGCCATTATTATTAACGCCATATTCTTGATTTAGAGCAAGTTCTTGGGTGGTGATTTTACAATTTCTAATTGTATTAACTCCATAAGATTCTGTCCCATATCCTTGCCAATGGATGCCTCTGCCGCCATGTTTACCACCATTACGAACAGTTATATCTTCTACAATTATGCTACTGTCAGGACCGCCTTCTTGAACCATCAAGAAAAAACCATTAGTAAATCTTGTTTCTGCTTTTCCGTTTCCTGTTACAATCAATGTTCCGTCGCTATCTTTTTTTAGACCAACACTAGCAGCGCCTTGATTAGAACTAATAGAATTGATCCCGATACTACAATTGCCCTGCATCACTTTTGCTTGTGTATTGAACCCCCAATGCTGTTGCCTGTTACAATTAGCAATAGCTTGATTGTTTGTTTTTACTTCTGGGCTAATGGTCAAATCTGTAGCATACATAGCCTGCATACATTTTCCCATATGTTCATTGACACTTCTTGGGTGTGTTGCTAAATATACAGGGCCAGTTATGTTACATTGTTTAGATGATCTAAGATTAATACAACACCCACCAAATCCAGCGCCACCTTGAACGATTTTGCTTCCAGCAGAAGACTTTAGAGTGAATCCGTATAGCGCTCTTTTATAGTCAGTGTCAATTGGCAAGTCTGGGGCTTTATTATTCCAATGGTTGCTGCTTCCTCTCCCTGTGATCCCGTGACAGCGACTATGAGAAAGTAAAACATTGTCCATTCTATAGAAGCCTGCTTCTTCTGCATCTTCTGGAACTGTTATAAAAAAGCTGATCCTACCAACCATATCTTCAGAAGGGGTGAAGATAGAGTAATTAGTAGTGCCGGGCTTGTCTCTCTTCGGTCCAACAGCAGGATCTAAGTCTCCGATTTGCACACGAACTTGGCACTTGGGAAGTTTTGTATTTGCTGGCCTTCTTATGTCCCAATGATTTAAAGCGTAGTAATTTCCAGCTTTTAATTCAAATGATTGCTGAGTTCTAATCCTATATTCTTTACCGGCTTCAACTTCTGGAATTGTTATTGCGGAATCTCCAGTTTGACACTCTTGCTTTATGTATTCGCAATTAGTGTGCCATATCGGATCTTCACCATTAATGTCTCTCCAACCCCTAATACGATTTTCAAAATCAAAATTAGGAACTCTGATTTCAGCTTCGCATCCGAACTTTACAATTTTATCTTGAATGTCTAATGTGATATTGTCCGCACCAATAGCAAAGGCGGTTCGTGGAGCAGCTACGTCCGTCTCAAGAATGTATGTAGCTCCTTCTTCACCCAATCTCCAGCCGCCCCATTCTTCTTGATTTTCATCCAACCATTGTTGATCAATAATAATATTCATTTGACACTCCATTAATTATAATAAATAAGCCCGTTTGGGTAATAAGGACGGGCAACTCCCCAGACAACACTAAGCTGCCAAAGCTAAACAAGGTTCAGCATTTAAAGTTTTGATCTATTTTTTAGTTGGCCCTTAGATCAACCAACACTTGCAATTATTATATCATATCGCATGTCGAATCTAGTTCACGCCCCTTTGCGTCTGACTGGGAGTGGACGTGATCGGTACTGCCCCGATGTCCATCACGACATCAACAATAATGTCTACAAGTTTAGGTGGACACACCACCATGAATTTTATTAGGAATAGGCTGTTCTATATCTTTTTGCTGATGCCTATGCACTACAATCATACAACCAGAATTACATACCATTATACAAACAATTGACAGAATAGCAAATATTTTTTTCATTTAAAACTCCAAAAGTGAATCTTCATAATAAAACATATCACAAGGAATGTCAAGCATTTTAGCTAAATCTTTCAGGACTTTTGTCCCTTTACTTTTCCCATTCCAAAACAAAAATACTCTGTCTATGTTCTGGTCTTCAAATACTTTCAACCATCTTCTATAGCCAGCTTCCTTGCCGTATCTACCCCAATTCGCAGGAAAAAGTTCTAAATCAAGTCCATTCTGCACTGCAAATATTTCTGCTAAATTATCGGCCCCATATCCACGGCCCGCAATTACCGCATCAATTTCATTCTTTACGGTAGTTAAACATCTGTTCATATAGTCTAAGGAATCAAATGTACTTCCACCAGCTATAATAACACGCATTATTCTGTACTCCCAGGCGCCTTGTATTTACCATGAACATGATCTGGGTGCTTGTAATGTTTAGTCACCCAGTCAATGCCCTTCTTCTTTATCATATACCTAAGCTGTTCGCATTGTGTCATAGTATCGCCATATTTAGTAAATTGATTAAATCTTTTTTCAACTAAAGGCTCGACATGCGTATCTTCAAAGGTGTTTTTGCCCGCATGACAAATCTTACTGCATTTCCAACAGCTTTTTCTGTCTGTCTCTTTGATGGTTAGGGGCATTTTAGTTTCTTTAATTGTTTCAAACCTTTTACGAATCATTTCTTCTGTTTTCTCTAGATCTGAATCTTGGAAATGAACCGTAAACGGACCTCCTGTATTAATGAAATATATAGTAATCAGGAAGGTATGTACGTCGGGGTACAGGTTTTTACAAGCATAATGGTACAATCTTAACTGGGGATTATTGAACAGGTTCTCTTGAGTATACTCTTTACCTGTGGCCCAGTCCTTTCTCATGCCTGTCTTCCAATCTATTACTTCATAGACACCATCTCCGACATCTGTAATAAGGTCAATAGTTCCCTTTAATGCTAGATTTCCTTTTAAATCGTGTTCTGGATATTCATAAGCGGCCCAATCGTGAGGGATTTGAAAATCAAAATGAGGCTCTGCTTCTACTATATTTCTATTTCTAGGATCGTATAGACCGTCTTTATATTTAAGAGCCTTCCAAGCCCAGCTTAGGCAGTCTTTAAAATCTCTGTCCGTCCAAGTATGGTGTGAAAAGTTTGATGTGTAATATTCATAAACTCTGGTCCCTATGCTTGCAAGATAGTCTTCGTCATAATTATTAGTTATAACTTCGCCTATTTCCGAATCATTTATTACTGTGACACCATCTTGCTCTGCTTTCTTTGAGAGGGCGCATATTTCCAATATTTTATGAGTAATCGTCCCCTTGTCTGCTTTTTTTCCTCCCTTGCCTCTTAATCCTAAAGTGTATTCCGCATAGAATTGCATAGGACATGTTCTATGTGTATTGAAAGAACTACTTCTAAAATATACGATTGGGATTCCCATTTATACTCCTAAATCAGTTAAGTGCTGACAATCTAGGTTCTTTAATGCAAAATAAATTTCTTTATTCTGATCTGGTATTGACATGTCGTTATTGTCAATAACATGATCGCATAAATCAAAGTTAGGCTGCTCACTAGAATGCCCATCTGATTTTTCTAGCTTGTCTCTAGTAAGACCAATAATTATGCCTCCCTGTGCTTGAATTGCTTTTATTTCATTGTCAAAACGGACATCTGACAAGACCGCCATTTTGTAGCCATCCTTTTCTATTTCTCTCAGGAGGCAATCAACCCATATATTACGATACATTGATCTGAATATATCTGTTCCAACATGCTGCATTACTTCACGGGCTGTCATATTGCCTTTACGCCCTCCGTTAAGGGGCATTTCCTCCCAACGCAAATGTGTTTCTGTATTTTTTTCTTCATCTGTTCCGTAGCACTGCGCTTTGGTAAGGCCCAATAGATTTATACAAATGTCTTTTTTGAGCGGCTTGGCGAAACTATAACTTTTAATAGCGCCGAGATCAGACAGCACTGCTTTGGTATTTACCATAGGTTTTTGGAATGTCATCCATGTTTGACCCTCAACAGTCTCTCCGAATATATCGCTTACTTCAATACGCCCATCATCATTTATTTTGGCGTTTTTGCATACTCCATGCTCCAATAGTTTAAGCATAGTCAAAAAATTACACGAAGTATCTTTGCCGCTTTGCTTTCTTCCTAAAAATCCTACGATCTGTGTCATTATGTAATTTCTCCATATACCTTTATAGTTTTATTTATTAATGGTTCTATGTCTTTTGATATTTGGTTTGTACTCATATCACCTATATCATTTTTATCTGGTGTTATAATAAACACTCTATATGTATTTTCACACTGACTCTTGATTCTTTCTGCTGCTTCTTGCCCTGCTCCGTTTTCATCATTGTCCATCAAGAGAACAAGGGTCAAAGCTCCAGTGGCATCTATTAATTGTTTTTGATAAGTTGAAAAGTAGGTTCCAAAAATAGCCATAGAATTATGGATACCTGCTTCTTCTAATCTCCAGACGTTGCCTGGCGACTCAACTAAAATAGCAATACCAGTTTCTTTAATATGTTTTTTGGCCTTATGATAATTATACAACGATTTATCTTTTCTAAAGCCTTTAGAATGACGCCATTTTGGAAAAAAATGACACTTTTTATCAGGGTCGTGCCAATTTTTACACTTAGAACATTGCTTATCAAATATACTCCTACCAGAAAAACCGATGATAAATTCGCCCTTATCATCATATACAGGAACTACTGCACGATTGTATAGTGGTTTACCCCAACTTTTACAAGTTCCAATGTCATAATCGTCCAATACTTCTATACTATACCCTCTTTTAAGATAATAATCTGAAGGTATCTGCACCTTGCTTCTATAATAACTTCTTTCAAACTTAGGCACAGGAGCTTCTTGTATTTGTTGAGATTGTCGCTCAATCTTTTTTTCAGTAGGTATGTCAAGGTTAAGATCTTTACTAGTGTCTATGCTATCCCAAGTTAGATCAAATTGCTCTAACAAAAATTCAATAGTCTCATTGAATGTCACTTCTTTATCGCCAACTTTTTCCCATCCATGCCTAACATTAGACAAAGCGCCACGAATAAAACCAATCGCTGTGTTTTTAAAATGATTTTCACAACCATGAGTTCTGCAAGCGAAATGAAATTTATATTCTGAATTATGGTAGAAGTTGAGGGCAGTCATGTTATCGCCCCCATGAATGAAGCAATTAGATATGATCATCTTTTCATTCACGTAATATTTGACATTGAAGTATTCATACAGTTCTTCAATGTTGTCGGCTACTAATTTAGCTAGATAATTTAGCTTAGTATAATCACCATATTTCCATTTAGAATGCGACATCTTCTTCGTCCCCACCTTCTTCAGTGTAGGAACCTCCTTGATCAAGCTCAAATGCTGTTTGCCCTTCTATGAGCTTTGCATAATTGCCTTTCATTAGAACATTGATATAATCTCCGCTTTCAAGCCCTTCGCCATGACGAGCGATAATAGGAACAAGCTTTCTATTGCCATTCTCTGGACCGTCCTGAGCTATTTCTTCATCACTTTTAGGTTTATAGATAGTGAAATTAGAACATAGCCACATGATTCTGTCGGAGCCACTTGCCGCAGATGTAGACTCTTTATCTATACCATCCCTATTTAGCTGAATAAAACTAAGGATAGGAACTTCGTATTTCAACGCAAAGTTATGCAACGCAGTCATCATGAATCCTAAAAGCTGGAATTCTTTTAGGTCGCTTTTTGCTAGTTCTGAGGCTTCCATTAATTTGAGATAGTCATAGATAATAACGCAGTCTTTGGCTTTGCCCATGCTATTCAAACCAACAGTTCTAGCAATCCATCGTCTCATGATGGAAAGCTGATCCTCAAATGGTTTGCCGCCAATGTTTTTATGATAGAATGGAATACCTTTATATTCATCGGCAAGTTCATACATCGCATTTTTTCTAAAGTCATTATGCGAAAATTTACCCGTTTCAATATCATTGATTGTGGATTTGGCATTTGTGCCATATGAAGCCATTGAGCCACCACGATTCTGCTGGTCTTGCTTGGTCATTTCCGTATCTAGATAAAGAATAGGAACTCCTCGCTTGGCAATGTCTGCCCCGCAGTTAAGACCAATCAAGCTCTTACCAACCTTTGTTCTTGCGCCGATCACATTCACAGTACCTCTACGCAGACCTCCTCCAATAGCATAATCGTATTTTGGAAAGCCTGTAGGGATGCCAATCTGATCCACTTGATTTTCTTCTCTATCTTTTAGATAATCATCCAAGTCTCCGAATAGAAGTTCTGGCTCATCACCTTGGTCATTCAATAGAGAGGTAAAGTCAAATATTGATTCTTCTGCCAAGCCAAGGATGTAAGAGATAGGCTCATCGCCTTTTATATCAGTATATTTTTTCTGCGTGTCTCCGAGTTGCTGATGCATCATCCTAGCTATTTCTAGCTTGCGAATTTTAGCAGCAAACTGTCTTACGTTTTCATGCAGGACTGGGAATTTTATTACTGTAGAAAGATGGCTAATTTGATTATTGTTGTTAAAGAAGTCTTGCAAATTAAGCTCTTTAGCCACAGACATAATAGACGCAAGATCTATCTTTCTTGCTTCGTCTTCTTCTAGTAGCTTCTTTGCACAGCTATAAATAACCGAGTTAGAATCCGAAGTAAAAGTAGAAGAGCTAATCAGATCAGAAACATCATAATAAGCCTCAACCCCATATTTACATATGCCAGCTAAGACTGCTTTCTCTGCTACTTGATCTGATAATACCACTTCCTACCTCCAAAACTTAATTCTAAATGTCAAGATTTCAAAAAACATAATCCAATCACAGATTTTAGCATATATCGGCTTACTAAAAGCGGCAGGTTTATTTTTCTCAAAATAGAAATGGCCGCTCCAAGCAAATGGGTATACTACAAATGGGACCACTGGGACTAGCAGAAGAAAAAACAATGACCAATAAATACAGCCGTAAATAATCAAAGCTATCGTAGCCAGTGTAGCTAATTGCCCAGCCACATGTAGAAGTCTGCAAATAGGGTTTTGGTGCAGGCTCAAATAGTGTGGGTAGTATTCTCTAATTTCTTGTATAAATTTCATAATTACCTCGCATTGCAACAGCAACTATTACATCTGTAACGGTCGCCAACTATCAAACTTCGTGAAACTGTCTCCTTCTTATTGCAGACCGTACATTGAGCTTCTACTAATGAAGATTCTCTTTTTGGTTTCTGTCTCGCAGGAGCGTCGTCTATTTTTTCAAGAGTTTTGAACTCTTCCTTTTCAGCGGAGGTTAGTTGCATGTTCTTCAACATGTCGTCAAACTTATTGACAAACTTGGTTCCTCCTTCTTCTATTTTACTTTGTTCTTTTCGTTCTCCTCTTGGTCTTTTATTTTTTTTATTATATCCGTTGCCTCGCCTTTTTGGTTTTATTTCGTGCTGCGAGACCTTATCTTCTTCTTCAACACCTAAAATTTCTTGAAGATCAGATTCATCCATCTTTTCAAGTATTCTAGCTATCAATTCTTTTTTATTCATTTCATCGCCTTTGCTCTTTGTAAGTTTACTAATAGGTCAGAGATGTTTCTAACAGAAGTTGCCAGAAATGTCAACCTATCAGCCCTTTGCTGGGCATAATTTTTTAGTGTTAGAACTTTCTTTGCATAATCATTATTGTTTATAGCTTGGTGGTATTGACTATCCCAAGAACCTCTGTACTGAGCTTCTGTTCCAGATATAAGCTTATTCAAAACCCCTTTGGCCCAATTGATTCTAGAGATTTCTCTATTGTAGCATCTCTGTAAATAAAAGCAATACCCAGAAAGCATCAAAGCTGCTTGGGCGCAATCTTCAATACTGAGCAATTCCATTTGCTCTCTTGTCATTTCCAGATATTTTTTTACATCTTCATTGCTTGCATCCTCAGAGAACTCAGGAAGACCAATGCTTTTTTCATATTGATCTAATGCATCATCAACATGACGCATTCTGCTTAACGCTGTATTATCGTTTTTTTCCATTCCTTAACCTCGTTAAACGGAAGTTCTATATATGTAATGTTGTTTAGTTCGCACCACTCTTTTTTGTCTTGATCCATTTTCTTTTGTTTTAAAAAGTCCTGCGCTGACGCATGGAATAGACTATTAAATTTGTAGTGCTGCTGACCGTGAACTTCAACAGCTAACTTGATTTTGTTAATGTAGAAATCAAGGAACTGGTTCTGATTCGGTCTGGTTTTGATTGGGACTTCTTCTAGTATCTGCATTGTGGGGAACAATTCATACAATATTTCCCTTGCTTGTATATGAAGCTTGGATCTTGCCCGATTGTCTGCCGCTGTAATTATACTCCCCTTTAGCTTAAAGCTGGACAGATTTCCTTCAAGATCTCTAACTTTCATTACATTCCTAGCATTTCAAATACTTGAGATTTGATATCAGAATAAGCATTGTCGTTTTCTTCTAGATACTTGGCAAAGTTTACCATCCCCTGAAGCTTCTCGCCATTGGGAAGCGTAATCCAAGTTTTTCCTTCTACAATTCCAAAGTCTTTTGCTAGTTCTGCGACTTCATACTCATTCCACAGGCCATGACCATATTTGATGTAGCTAGTAACCTTTTGGCCAGGCGGTCCAATCGCAGAATTTTCTACGATCCAATTCACCTTTTGCCCGATTTGTGTTTCGCCTTGCAGCAGGGGCTGTTTATGAGTTGCCCATAACTTCACATCTTGTGCATACTTTAATGCACTTCCTGACTTCTCTATTTTACTTTTTCCTGCTCCAAATTTTTGGATGTTCGCCATCAAGTGTGTGATACCTACCAATGTAACCCGATTGATTGGCAAAACATTAGCGAATCTTCTGGTAAACTTGGCAAGATAGCGGTTCATGGCAGCTACTTGGTGGTCGCTGATGTCTCCGACCAGTTCTGATTCTGCCGCCAATGCAGAGAAAGAGTCAACAACAACCAATGCGTGCGGCTCATTGTGGATAATATTGTCAAAAATTCCGAGGTATTT